ACGACGCGCGCCTTCGGCTCTGACCGCTCGTGCAGCGTGGGGCCGACGAACAGCTCGGCGAATGAGCCTTCGCCCTTCGCCGCCCGCCGCGCCGCGCGCATGGCGGCCACGGCTGCCCCCTGTCCAGCTCCCGATCTCATGGCGGCGGCGTATTCCGCGCGGCCCACATCATTCGTTGACCTCGCCGACGCTGCGATACTGGCGGCCAGAGCCCCGGTATCGCGTGGCGCCCTGGCCTGCGCCTCGGCCACGGTCGGCTGCGCCGCCGCGATCAGCGTCCGGCGCAGCACATTGCGGGCCGTGGCCCGGGTCAGCTTCGCCAGATTCGCATCCAGCTCGCGCAGGCCCTCGACCCTGACGCTAAATCCAGCCATCGGTTGCCCCATCGGCCCTCGCGGCCACCTCGATATCCAGGAATTCGCGCCGGCCGACCTCGATCGGCGGCACCACCACCCGGTAATTGACCCCGTCGCACTCGACGCGATCCTGCACCGACACCCCCTCGGTCCAGCGGATGCGGAACAGGATGCGCGCCGCGCCCTGCACCTGCCCGTTCTGCAAGGGCTCGGAGCCGCGGATCACGATCTGCCGGCCCCAGGCGCGTAGATGTTCCCGCCACTGCACGACAGGCTCGTTTGCCGCTGTCCGGCCGGTTTCGACCGGGCGGGTGAACACCAGCAGCCGGTCCAGCGCCTCGGCCCGCGTGCGCCGCGCCACCTCAGACCCCCGTCACCCGATGCGGCGCGATCAACGCCAGGTAATGCGAACGCCATTCTTCGTCCGGCAGGCCGTCATACAGCGCCGAAACGTGCATCCGGATCGCGGCGCGCAGCGCCGCGGGCACCGCTGCACCCTCCGCGCCGTATCCCAGCGTGAAATCCACCCAGATCGCCCCCGGCACATCCGCCACAGCCGGCGCGACGAACTCCGGCCGCAGCCAGACGGTGGTGCTCCGGTCGTCCGACAGCAGCCGCCATGCGCCCGGATCTACGGTCTGTTCCGTCAGATCCTGGTCGAGGTAGCGCAGAACGGCCGCCGAACCGCCCGGCATCGCCACCGACAAGGCCGAGGACCAGCCATCGAACCGCACCCGCCAGACCTGATCGATCAGGCAGCGCCCGAGTATTCCATTCCAGCCGTCCAGGGCGGAAATCGCGGCGTCCAGATGCTCCAGCAACACGTTGTCATGCGCCAGATGGGTGACCCGGCACTGCTCGCGCGCGGCGTCCAGCGTCACCGGACGCTGAACCGGCGCCTGCACGCGGATCGGTGGCCAGATCACGACGATTTTCCGCCATCCTTGCGCTCGTCCTTCGCCTCCGGCTCCGGCTCCAGCGCATCCAGCTCGCGCGCCGCCTCGACCAGATCGTCCGGGCAGTCCTCGCCCGCGGCGTAGACGCGGGGCAGGATCTCTGCGCCGGAACAGCCCAGGATCGGTTTGGTCAACTTCATCGTCACCTCCATCGGTCAATGCGCCTCGGGCGGTAACGCCGCCCGAGGCCAACAGCGCAGCGGCTCAGGTCGTCGCGATCTTCAGCAGCTTGATCGCGTTCGTATCCAGCAGCTTGCCGCCGACCCGCCGCGACATCGGGAACTTCACGTAGCCCGGCTGCGTGATCTCGTCCCGCAGGATCCACCAGGACGGGATGTCGGCGATCAGATAGCCGGCGCGGAAGTCGCCGAAGGCGATCGGGAAGGCGTTCGCCGCGATGGTCGGCATATCCTCGGCCACGACGATCCGCTTGCCCAGCAGGGTTTCAGGATCGCCCTCGCGCACCGCCGGCGTCAGCAGATACTGACCGTCGGTCGTCTTCACCTTGGCATGGGCCGCCAGCGTCAGGCTGTTCATCACCCAGACCGCGTTCGCCCGATGACCCGCTTTCAGCGCATACATCATGTCCTTCAACTGGTCATAGGGGTTGGCACCCAGCGCCGCCGCAGCGCCCGACGGGACGTATTGCAGCGTTCCGAAGGCCCGGGTCGCATCGGCGGTGGCGACCGGGGCGGGGCCGGCCAGAAACCCGGTCGGCTTGTTCGTGCCGTTACCGCTGATGAATGCGATGCCCTCTGCCTTGGCCATCTGCTCTGCCCCGCGTTCGATCAGCCAGGCCTCAACATCGAACATCAGGTCGCTGATCGCCTGGCGCGTGGCCTTCGGATAGGCCGACAGCTCGCCGAAGGTCGGCGCCACGTCCGCCAGATCGGGCGTCGTGGTCGCGTTGTGGGTGTCGGTCTCGCCAAGCCACTCGGTGCCGAACCCGTTCAGGTCCACCAGCTCGTGATAATCCGGCGTCGAAACCGTCACCACGCGCGAAATCCCGCGGATGGGCGAGATGTCCAGAAGCTGCTTGTTCAGCGCCGCCGCGATTTCCTTGGGCAGTGCATAGCCGCCCGAGGCCGGCGTTGCCACCCGCACGTCCGCGGCCTTGCGCTCGGCCGCATAAAGCGCCGCCTCCGCTCCGCCGACCGCGCCCTTGCGCATGAAGTCGATGAGCGCCGCCTTGTGTTCGGCATCCTCGACCGTCAGGCCGTTGGCGGCCAGCGGCGGGCGGTTCATCTTCTTCTCCAGCTCCGCGATGCGCGCGGATTCGGCCTGGAGCCTCTGCTCCAGCGCCGCCTTCTGTTCCAGAGTCGCGGCCAGATCGGCCTCGATCCGCTCGATCTTGGCCTGATCCAGCCCGTCCGCCTGCGATTTCAGGCCGTCCACCTCGGACCGCAGCGCGGCGATGGTGCGGTTGCCCTCCTCCAGAAGGGTCTTCAACTCGGTGATGTCGTTCATGTCTCGTCTCCGATTGCTAGAGTTTCAGCCGCGCCCGTGCCAGCGCGACCAGCTCGTCCAGATCATCGGTGCCAGCGCCCGGCATGGCGGCCTTGATCGCCTCGAAACCGCCGGCCATCAGCCGGCGCGCCACGGTCCGCGACAGCCCGGCGTCCTGCGTGAGCCTGCGTTCCAGTTCCCGTTCGGTCAGATCTGCGGATTTCACGGCATCCACGCGCGCCGCCGCATTGGCGGGGAAGGTCACCACCGAGACCTCGACCAGATCGACCGCTTTCAGCGTCCGGCGCGGCTCGCCCTGCTTCGTTCCCAGCGTGAATTCCTTCGCCCGGTAGCCGATCGACAGGCCGTCCAGCACCCCCTCGCGCAGCGCGCCGTAGATCTGCTTTCCGCGCTCGGTGTCCAGGTTGATCAGGCGGCCCTTGACGCGCAGGCCGGTGTCGTCCTCGGCCATTTCCTCCCATTTGCCGATCGGCAGCGCGTCCATGTCGGTCAGGCCAATGCCGCCGTGCTGCACCAGCATCGGCGGCAGGCTGCCGGCCTTCTTCCACTCGCGCAGCGTGGCCTTGAACGCCCCCTTGACGATCACATCGCCGTAGGCGTCCACGTTGCCGAACACGGCGCCGTATCCCTCGAATGTGCCAGTATCCTGATCGACGCCGCGGGCGTCGAATTTCACCTCAAACCGCTGCATTCTCCGCTCCGCCGCCTGTTTCCTGCCCCTCAGCTGCCCGATTCATCGCACCCGGCGACAGCTCTGCCGCCCTCCCGCCCAGCGGGTTCAGCCCGACCTCGGCCCGTACCTCGTCCTGCGTCATCCATGCCGGCGTGCCGCCGGCGCCCAGGGCCTTCGCGTAATACTCCGCCTGGTCCTTGAAATCGCCGCGCAGCAGGTTGCGCTCGTCCAGATCGACCCGCAGGCCGTCCTCGAAACCCAGGATGTCGCGCGTCGCCACATCCTCGAACCGCGCAATCCACGGCCCCAGCGTGTGAATCACGTGGTTCCGGAACATCTGTTCGGCGCTGGCGAATGTGGCCGCCTTGTCGGCCTGCATCAGCATGATTGGCTGCACCCGGAAGGCGCGGGCGATCTCCTCGATCTGCAACCGGCGCGTTTCCAGGAACTGCGCGTCCACACTCGTCATCGTCATCGAGGTGAACTTGGCATCGTTGTCCAGGATGGCGATTCCGCCCTGCCCACCCGGCCCGAACCGCTGCGCCCATGTTTCGCGCAACGCCTTGCGCGTCCCCTCGGAGATCTCCTTCGGCCAGCTCAGGATACCGGACGGTTTGCCGCCGTTCTGCGCCAGCATTGCCTGCTGCTCCTCCAGCGCCTGGCTCAGGCCGATCGCCTGCCGCGCCAGCCGAACCGCAGGCAGGGCACGGACGCCGTCCAGCGACGGCCCGCGCAGATACAGCACCTGCGACTGGTCGAATACACCGCTCGTGCCGTTCGCAAACGACACCCGCAGCTGAACCGACCAGTCGCTGGCCTGCTCGACAGTCCACGCCCCAGGCGGCACCGGCAACAGCTCGGTCACGCCCAGGCCAGGGACGAAATTCTTGATCGCCACCGCCCCGCCGGCCAGCACTGCGCAGAACACCAGGCCCTCGCGGAACTCGTAACTCGTCTGCCACCCGTTCGGGCGCTCGGCCAGCAGCCGATGTGCCCAGTGATCCCGCCGCACGATCAGCTGCGGCATCGCCGCACCGGGCGCATACCGCTCTTCGACCACCCGAACCGGCATCTGGGCCAGGCCCTCGGCGATCACCCGCGCGGCACAGAGAACCGCCGTGACGCCGATGGCGCCCTCGACCGTCTGCGACCGCTGCCCGGCGCCGGAATAGCCCAGCCAGGCCGCCAGCGACTCCTGATCCGACACGTTGAAGCGCGTGGTTTTCCGCGAACTGCCGCGCAGCCAGCCCAGCATCACAGCACCAGAACCGGCTCGCGGTCGATATAGCTGCCGACGACACCCGCCGTCGGGTTCTCGCGCATGCGCATCGCGGCGTTGAACAGCGCGATCAGCGGGTCGATCTTGGCGGCGCCCGCCAGTTCCTTCTCGATCACGTAGTTTGACCCTTTCAACCGCTGTTTCGCGTTGCCGACTGCCCAGTTCAGCAGGCGCTGATTGCCGTGCAGCAGGCTGCCCGCCTCCAGCCGCAGCGGCACGCCGCTGACGGCGCTTTGCAGTTTCCAGCCCTGACCGACAGGAACCACCTGCGGCGGGACCAGGCCCCGCGTCGCCAGCGCATCCAGCAGCAGGTCGATCCCGGCCGCGTCCAGACCGATGCCGCCGATCTCGGGCAACAGGCCGGCCTCGTGCACCTGAAGGCAGAAGTCGGCGGCCTCTGCCGCCTGTTCCTCGCCGGTCTCCACGATGCGCAGGTCGCCGTCCGCGACGAAATCGCGCAGCGTCGGCGCGATTTTCGGGCGCGCGCGGAACACGCTGGGCCGCGCCCACGCCCGCACCCAGGCCAGCCACCGCTTGTCTGCGGTCCGCCCCAGGACGCAGAGGGCCGCCAGGTCGTCGGCGCCGCCCCAGTCGCCCCCGATCGTGCAGACCTCGCAATTGGCCAGGATATGGTCCAGCGTCACCCAGTCGCGCCCGGCGGCCACCCAGTGCCGCGCGCCCGGCCAGGCGTCCGCATTCTGGCCCACGCCGATCTCGACGTTGAAATGCTGCGAGGCCACCAGCGCCAGCGCGTCCTCGCCATCCGATTCCGCCTTGTCCAGCTCCTCGGCCAGGAACTGCGCATCCACCGACCGGTTGAGATGCGGGTTGACCAGCCCCCAGGTGGCCGGATCGCGCCAACTGCCGTCCGACTGCATCGTGCGCGGCAACTCGTACAGGACTGCCAGCAGCGGGGCGGCTTTCCGCCCGTCGCGCACGTCGCGCGCCGCCGCCAGCTCGGCGCGGAATACGCCCGCCGGCGGGGTTTTCGACTGCGTCGTGATCTGTAGAAGGAAGCCGGTATTCTGCGGATGCGACAATCCGCCCCTGATTTCCAGGAAAACCCCTTTGGCCGAAGGCCGCGAGGCAAAGACATGCGTCTCGTCGATCAGCACGTAGCTGGCTTTTGACCCCGTGATCACCTCCGCATCCGCCGCCTTGATCTGCAACTCGCTCGGGATCGTCGGGTGCAGGTAGCGGATCGTCTTGATGTGATCGTGGGTGCTGAACACGTCATCCAGCCGGATCCCGGATTCCAGGATGGTAGCGCGGATGATGCCCTTGGCCTGCACATAGGACCGCTCGGCGATTGCAATCGTCGGGGCGATCAGCAGCGCCTCGGCCGATGGCCTCTCGTTCAGGATCAGCGCCACGACCATGATGGCCGCTGCGATGCTGGTCTTGCCGTTCTTCTTCGGGATCAGCAGGAAATACTCGCGGATCGCCCTCAGGCCGGTTTCGCCGTCAAAAGCGCCGAAGATCGCCTTGACCAGGTCGAACACGAACGGCGCGCAGACCTCGCCATAGGTCGGCAGGCCCGGAATATCCGGCACGCGCAGCTGCCGGAACAGGCGCAGCGCGCGTTCGGCCCGCTCTGCGTCAAGCGGCAGGTCCGGAATCAGCGACTGTCCGGCCAGAATTCGCGCCTCCCAGTCCGGCACCGCGGTTGCCCAGCGGTCCCTGATCTCGGTTGCAATCGTCATGTCCGCCTCAGTTCAGGGTCCGTTGCCAGCCCAGAAGGTCCGGATCGCGCGCAATGGCCTGCGCCGCACCGTCCCGTTTCATCCGTTTCTTGCCGGGGCGCTCATCCAAGGCACGATCTTCGGCCGCTTGCTGCGGCGCGGTGATGCGCTCGACCTTGCCCATGCGGTCAGACCGCTCGATCATCGCCTCGAACAGCCGCATCGCGGCCATGTTGCCGGCAAAGGCCGCCTCTGCCGCCACCTCGATCCGCCGGGCGTCCAGCCGGTCCCGCATGGCCTCCCGCTCGCGCAGCTCGGCTCTAAAATACCGCTTCAACGTGGCCAGAGACACGCCCAGTGCATTTGCGACCCGCCCAGGCACCCACCCCAAAGCCAGTAACAGCTTGACTTTATTATGATCTTTGTCAGTCGGCACAAACGGCGGCCGCCCAC